TCTCAGCACCCTTACCAGTAATGGGTACCAGCGCAGTCTTAATGCGTTCAATTCGACAGACGCCAATCAAAACGCCATGTTGCGCAGGATATACGCATATATCTTCCAGGGTACCGAAGGTGTCGACTGGGATTTTGCCGATCTCGCCAAGACCGACTCGGAGCGTGTCACAATCAAATACGACAAAACCCGCATTATCCGTTCTGGGAATGACGCCGGTGTAATACGCACGTTCAAGTTGTGGCACGGCATGTACAAGAACTTCTATTACGACGAGGACGAGAGAGGTGGAATAGAGCAGTCTGGCGATATGCACACTCTTGGAAAGGCAGGCATGGGAGACTACTATGTTTTGGATTTGGTTGTTTGCAACGACTCTAATGCGGAGACGCTCACGTTCAACCCTGATACTACTCTGTATTGGCACGAACGATAGTCTCCTGTAAATGAATGAAATCGCAGTTCCCCTCCAACCACCGAACGTCTGTTTCTGTCAAGTGTGCCTCGTGTCTCGGATCGTCATTGCTTAGCCAAATGCAAGGCTTACCCCATGTAATCAAAACCGGGTCTTTGTAAAGGACCTTAACTTGAAAGTTTGCTTGGCATCCTAGCCAGTTTTTGAACTGAGGTACATACTTTAGCTGCATATCGTCGAAGATCGCATACTCGACGTCTGAGTACCTCATCGCCTCACTACCTGAGTACAAGCCACAAAAGTACATGTGGCTACCAAGTGATCTTGCCCAAACAGTTTTCCCTAGTCTTGTGTCGCCATAAAGGACGAGGGATCTTCGTCTGTCTTCAGTCAGCATGGAACTTAAGCCCCGCAGGGTAAGGCAGAGGATATGAAACTTCGCAGACCGAGCGGGGGTCAGGTCAGGTGCGGCAGCACCTCCTCCCGAAGGGCCAGGAGGACCCCCCGAGGGATAGCGCCCCCGTCAGCTTCACCGAGGATTGAACTCACCTTCCGCTGCTGGAATCTGCAGAGTTGCACAGGTTTGTCTCTCTCCACGCAACCAAATCATGTATTCTCTCTTCTCTGAACACCAGTTCGCGTGGATGGCTGTATTGTTGAATGCGCGGAGCGAATCTCCGCTTAGCATATGACTCAAGGGACGAATGGCATCGCAAGAGTAGGCCCGGAGCCATCTCTCTGCAAGCATCCCAAAACGCCTGCTCGTCGTCGATTGCGACAAGCGTAGCCATCGTTGTGTCATCTGATCTATTTGCTCTTGAACCAGCGCTTGTGTCGACAGGTCGCTCGAGGCCACCTGCGACGACATCTCCATCCTTGATCGCGTAGTCGTACGCAGTTCCAGGAGTTCCTCGAGATGGTTGAATGTTTGGATGATAACCTCCCACATCAGCGAAAAGTGGTCTTCTGAATCGTCGTTTTCGTCCAAAGTCAGCGAAGCAGTGCAAGTGAGTACCTCCATCAGCATGACTTTCTCTGCCAACGATACACTCCGCTCCAAGTGACGTAAAGTGGTCGACAACGTCGAATGCATCAAGGTCATTGCATTGACTGTACGTGAAGAGTCCATAGCGGGAATGGAAATCGAATGATGGCATAAGTGAGTTTGGCAGTCGTCGCAGTAAATTGAAAAGTCCATCGAGTCCCTGGGTGAAAGTAATGTTATACACCCAGGGACGGGGACATCCCGTCACCTATAAATACAGCCTCACCCCCCTCGGTTTGTATGAGGCATTTTTCGACCAATCGCAAAAATCCCGCAAAATGAAGTCCCGTTTGTCGACAGCCCGCAGAAACTATCGGGCTCGGTATGTACGTCCTAGCAGCGGTAAGCGAGTGTACAAACGTAAGCGAACCTATCGCCGTACGCCACGTCGCAAGCCAATGTCTCGGCGTCGCATCCTCCGCATAACTTCCAAGAAGAAGCGGGACACAATGGCCCCATGGAGCGGTGAGCAAACCCTTGCAGTTGTAGGCGCACAGGGACCAAGACAGTTCGTCGCCTCGGATGGTCCTGTTGCCGTTTTGTGGTCTCCAACCAAGCGAACCAGGAGCACTGATTCCGCCAATGGTTTGCCGTTTGGTGCTGATGCTGCCACCCGCACCGCATCTTCTGTGTTCTACACCGGGTTACGCGAAACCATCAATCTCAGCACGTCTGGATCTTCCTGTTGGAAATGGCGTCGCATTTGTTTTACCATGAAAAGCGACGCTTTTGTCAGATTCCCAGGTGATGGAACCGGGTACCAAACTCGTCTCAGCACCCTTACCAGTAATGGGTACCAGCGCAGTCTTAATGCGTTCAATTCGACAGACGCCAATCAAAACGCCATGTTGCGCAGGATATACGCATATATCTTCCAGGGTACCGAAGGT